GTATTAAAAAATACCAAACAGAAGATGAACGTATTCTTAAACAACGAGAATATAGTAAGAAATATTACTGGTCTAATAAAGAAAAAATCGATGAAAAACTTAAACAAAAATACCACGAGAGAAAACAATCTTAAATACATTGTTTATATAACAACAAATTTAATAAACTATAAAAAATATATAGGTTCTCACGTTTGTAAAGATTTAAATGATGGGTATTTGGGTAGTGGAACTTCCCTTATACAAGCATTTAAAAAATATGGAAAACAAAATTTCACACGAGAAATTTTAGCTATAGTTGATTGCCCCAAAATAATGAAAGAGTTAGAAGAATATTATATAGATTACTATAGTGCTTTTACCTCTAAATTATTTTACAATAGAAATAGAAAAGGAGTAGGTTATCCGTATGGAAGAAAAAAACCTGAATGGCATAGTGAAAATTTAAGAAAGGCTCACTTAGGTAAACCTAAAGGACATAAAGGTAGAGTTTCTCCTATGAAAGGTAAAATACATACTTTTGAATCAAAGGAAAAAGCTAGATTAAACAATATAGGAAAAAACAATAAAGCGGTGTTACAATTTGATTTAAGTGGCAATTTTATTAAAGAATGGGAATCACAAACTATAGCAGCTCAATATTTAGGTAAAAAAACAGGAGCCGCTATTGGAGAATGTGCAAAAGGTAAAAGACCTACAATTTACGGTTATAAATGGAAATATAAAGAAAACTAAAACATGGGATTAAAAATAACAAAACTTTCAACCAAAAAACCTGTATATGATGTAACAGTACAGGACAACCAAAATTTCTATGCAAATAACGCAGTAGTACATAACTGCTCAGAAATTTCACTTTACACAGATGAACTTCACTCTTTTATCTGCTGTCTATCCTCCCTCAATTTAGCACGTTGGGATGAATGGAAAGAATACACATTTGAAAATGGAATGACACTACCAGAGTTAACATGTTGGTTTTTAGAAGGTGCATTACAAGAATTCATTGATAGATCCAAAAACATTCGTTTCATGGAAAACACATACCGCTCAGCATCTAAAGGTAGAGCAATTGGTATTGGTGTTTTAGGTTGGCATACATTTTTGCAAGAAAGAAATATTCCATTTGCGGGTTTGCAAGCAAACTCGTACACACGTTTAATGTTTGATTTTATCGAAAAAGAAGCCCTCAAAGCATCACGCGCCCAAGCAGAATTATATGGTGAACCAGAATGGTGTAAAGGAACAGGCTTGCGTCATACCCACCATTTAGCAATTGCTCCTACTGTTTCAAACGCTCATATTTCTGGAGGTGTATCTCCTTCCATTGAACCTATCCCAGCAAATGTATATAACTTGAAAACAGCAAAAGGAACATTTATCAAAAAGAATCCAACATTAGAGCGTTTGCTAGAGTCAAAAGGATACAACATTGATAGTGTTTGGGAGCAAATATCTAAAGATAAAGGATCTGTTATGGGATTGCCTGATTATATTTTAACGGATGAAGAAAAAGAAATATTCTTAACATTTAAAGAAATTAACCCATTCGAGATTGTTCGCCAAAATGGAATCAGACAAAAATTTGTTGATCAAGCTATCTCATTGAACCTAACATTTGACCCATCAGATTCTCCAAAATACATCAGTGATGTGCATAAACTAGCATGGAAAGAAGGTATCAAAACTTTGTATTATATGCGTAGCGAGAGCATTTTAAGAGGGGATGCAATCCAAAGAGATGACAGTTGTATTAGTTGTGAAGGGTAGCAATATGTATAATAAACATTAAAACTTTAAAGTTATGAGTATGATAAAACACATAACAAAAATGAAACAGAATTATTATGCTCCAACTCCAAAAAAATGGAGGCAACTAGGTGATGCCCTATTAGCAGTAGCTCTAATGGGTATTCCTGCGGAATTAGCAGGATATAAATGGGTTGGCTTAACATTATTTGCTCTTGGAATAATCGGAAAATTTTTAACAAACTTTTTTAAAGAAGAAGAAAATGCCCAAAATAACAACCGTAGGGGTAGAAGGCGTAGCGCTAATTAAATCATTCGAAGGCTTTAAAAGCAAACCCTATAAATGCCCAGCAGGAGTTCCCACCATCGGATATGGTGCAACATTTTACCCAAATGGTAAAAAAGTAACTATGACCGATAGAGCAATTACTGAGCAAGAAGCAACAGATTTGCTTCGCCATATGTTAGAGTCATTTGAAAAATATGTAGACTCATATTGCCGTGATGACATTAATCAACACCAATTTGATGCACTAGTATCATTTGCCTACAACTTAGGACCCGCAAACTTAAAATCATCCACTTTACTTAAAAAAGTAAATGCAAATCCAAATGATGGGACTATTAGAGATGAATTTATGAAGTGGGTTAAAGCTGGAGGTAAAACATTAAAAGGTTTAGTTAGACGCAGAGAAGCAGAAGCAAATTTATATTTTAAATCATAAACGTTATGCAATTAAGTAAACATTTTGAGTTAGCAGAATTTACAAGAAGCTCAACAGCTAAAAGAAGAGGTATAAGTAATGCTCCAACAGAAGCACATATTGAAAATATGAAACTTTTATGCTCTAAAGTTTTGGAACCTATTAGAGAACATTTTGCTCGCCCAATCATACTTAGCTCCGGATATAGGAGTGCAGCATTGAATGCAGCAACCCCAGGAGCATCCTCAACATCCCAACATAGTTCGGGTGAGGCTGCAGATATTGATATGGATGGAACTAATATTACAAATGCTCAAATATTCAATTATATCAAAGATACTCTTGATTTTGATCAATTAATATGGGAATTTGGCACAGTTTCAACTCCTGATTGGGTACATGTTTCATATGAATCAAGCGGAAGACAACGTAAACAAATTTTACGTGCCGTGAAAAAAAATGGTAAAACTTCATATGTACCATATAGATAATGAAACTAGAAGGACTTAGACATATAATCAAAGAAGAATTATCTAAAATACTCAATGAAGAGTATGTAGATAAATTTAAAGTTAAAGGTATCCTCACCACTAATACAACTTTAAGACCCCAACAAGAAATCCTCTCAGACATTAGAGCATTAACTGGGGTAACTATTGTGTCAACGATGGAGATGGACGATGAATATTCTCAAAATAATGATAACTTAAGGGTTATATTGAATTTGAAAATAGATGGATATCCATTTATTCGTCACGGAGGTTTTTCTCGTGAAAAAGTTAAAGATATAATAACAAGTGTTAAACGTGTTGAAGGGGTAAAATCATTTTTAGTAAACCCAAAAGACATAACTGTAATGTAAAATGGCAAAAGTAAAATCAACTATATCCAACGTTTTAGAAAAAGTTAGAGTTTCCCGTCCCGGTGTACATGCTAAATCTAAAACATCCAAATTAAAAACCTCAAAAAATTACAAAAAGCTAAATCGAGGTCAAGGGTAAAATTATCTTATGAAAGAAAAATTTTTACCTTGGTTTATACTATTTTGTGCTCTTGGTCTTTCTATCACAGCAGCATACTATAGTGTAATAGGACTCTCTATTTTATTTGCTAGTGTAGCTATTCCTGTTATGGTAATGGGTTCATTTTTGGAAATATCCAAAATAGCTATTGCAACATACTTGCATGATCAATGGTCAAAAACTTATCTTGGTTTAAAAATATATTTAACCGTTGCTCTTGTTGTATTATCTTTTATTACATCTTTAGGTATCTATGGTTTACTTACCACAGGTTTCCAAGAAAATATTTCTAAAATGGAAATAGGTGGAAAAAGAATAGCAAATATAGAAATTAAAAAACAACGATTTGAAGACATTAAACAAGAACTCACCCTTGAAAAACAAACCCTAGACAAAGATATATCCAGTTTACGAAATGCCCTTTCAAACAACACCACTACCCAAACAGTAGACCAAAAAACAGGACAACTTATAACTAGAGCAAACAATGGTAACCGCCAGGCGTTTGAGAATCAATTAAATACAGCAACAGAAAATAAAAATAAAATATCCACTAAAATAGAATCACTAAACGATAGTATTACTGCTTTAGATATTCAAATTTTAGATATGCAATCGGACGCTGAAGCATCCAATGAATTGGGAGCTGTTCAATATGTAAGTGAAATAACGGGTGCTCCATTGAAAAAAGTAGCCAACATATTTATTCTACTTATTATATTTGTATTTGATCCACTAGC